CATTTTACATAAGTTTAGTTGAATACAAACATAACATTTTTCATTCTAAAAAACAAATAAAAGACAAAATGTCTAAAAAAATATCTAACAAATGTCTAAATGTCAGTTTTAGACATTTGGTTTACAATTTGTAAAATATAAATCAAAAAAACACAAAACTATGATAACATTATTTAACGATCCATTTTTTAAGAGTTTTGACGGAAACAGATTTCTATCAACTCCTGAAACTAAAATTATGAAAAGTGAAACCGAATATAAGGTTTCGATAAGTATTCCTGGCTTAACTAAGGAGGATATAAAAATTACCACCAAAGAAGGGGTGTTGAAGATTTCATTTGATAAAACTGAAAGTGATAAATCATATTATTTTGTCGATAGTTTTGTCAAGTCATATGACATTCCTGAGGACGTTAAAGAACGAGATATCGAAGGAAAAGTAGAAAACGGTATTTTAGAGTTAGTCCTTCCGATTGATAGGAAAAAATCAATCGAGCGTTTAGTCTCATTAAATTAATACAAACCCCGATTTTTCGGGGTTTTTTATTTAAAATTTATTGTGTATAATATAGTATAAATAAAATATTATGGGAATCATATCAGAAAAAATTGATGGTAAACTAATAACTGTCACCATCCAATCTTCTAATTTAAAAGAAGCAACATACAATACCGAAACAGAGGATTTAACGGTGACTTTCAACAATGGGAGTATTTATGAATATAATAAAGTTCCTTGGAATAAGTTCACTAAATTCAGAATGTCCGAATCTCAAGGAAAACACTTCAACGAAAATATCGCTAGAAGTCATAACTATAAGAAATTATAATGAGTTTATTTGAAGAATTGATTGAAGATAAAGAATTGGACGATAAAATCGTTAAATCTTTTAAATCTAAAGACTCCCTTTCTAATCAAATATTTGATGTTGAAGGGGATGAATTTAAAATGCACGAGGATATTAGAAAAAAATTAATAGAAATATCGGATAATTTTATCGATTCGTTAGGGGTGGAATTCTTTATACACGACATAGTATTAACCGGTTCATTAGCAAATTACAATTGGTCTAATTTTTCTGACGTAGATTTACATATTCTTATTGATTTTGACGAAATTGTTGATAAAAAACTTACGGGTGTAAATAAAATTGTGAAAGAGTTTTTTGATGCAAAAAAGAATGTTTGGAATGAAACACACAATATCACCATTAAAGGATATGATGTTGAGGTTTATGTTCAAGATGTGGACGAAGATCATATTTCATCGGGAGTTTACTCTATACTTAACAATCAATGGTTAATAAAACCTGAAAAAAATCAACCGAATATTGATGATAGACTTATCATTGAGAAGGGTCTTGAATACGGAGATAAAATTGATAAATTAATTGAATTGTCAAATAAAGGTGTTGATGTGTTAACTAAAATTGATGACTTGAGAAAGAAACTTAAAAAATTCAGACAAAGTGGTTTAGATTCGGGTGGTGAATATTCATATGAAAACCTTACATTTAAATTATTAAGAAGGAATAATTATATTGGAAAGTTATTAAAGCTTAAAACGGACATCGTAGACAGGAAATTGTCTATAACACAATAAAGAACCTTATTTTTTCTATATATCAATGTATTTATAGGATAAGAATAAGTATATCTTAACAAAATTATAAAATGGGAGATTTAAAACCACTAGGTAGTGAGAAATTAAATGGGGACGACAAATTAAAAAGAATCCTTGAACTTACTTACTTTAAAAACAACAATAATAAAAGTAATTCCTCAAAAACAACTGAATTAGTGAAAGAATCTAAAACAGGTGGAGTTTATGGTGTAGTAAAAGAAAAAGACGGATACTACGTTAAAAGAGGTTTAAATGAATCATCATTAGATTATATTGGTGGTATGTTTATGAAGAATAAAAACAAATTCTCGTCGTACGCTGAAGCTTATAAAAGACTTGAATTGTTAAAAGGTCAAGAAGAATTACAAGAAGCCACAAAGTATGTTTTAAAACAAACTAAGCCACAAGCGGAAGCTCCAATTGCGGAACCATCAATGGATTTACCACCTGTACCAACACCTGACGATTCAGGTGAGGAGGTGCCTGATATGAGTGATGACACGTCAATTGGTAATGATTTACCGTCAGATGTACCATCAGACTCAATATCTCAAGAAGGTGGTGAAGATGAAGGTAAAAGATCGTCATATATGGCCGAGGCACAAAAATATGCAGGTAAATTAGGTCAGGAATTGAGAGATTTACAAGATAAGATGGAGAGTGATGATATTAAATACATTTTAAATATGATAATCTCCGCTGTCGATTTGGATAAATTAGATGACGAAGATATCGAAGAAATCGGTAAAAAATTCGAAAGAGAAGAAGATGAAAAAGGTAGTCAAGATGTACCAAATGAACTTCCTTCTGAAGAGCCGGCTGATGAACCTGAATCTGATATTGATGAATATGTGGGAATTAATGCATTGGAAGAATTTATTAGTACTCCAATGGACACTGATGAAATTAACTTAAGTAAGTATTCAATTAAAGAGACTGACGAAGAGGTTTCATCTGAATCGGTAAATGACGAAGATGAAATAAAAGAACTTGATTTGGATGAAATTAAGGATGAAATCAATAAAATGACAAACGAGATTTTAAGTAAACATTTCAACTAATGCATTTGATATATGTCAATGAAATCGGTGAAGATTACAAAGGACAAAAACAATACGAATTTATATTCAGCAATAGTACTGAAATAGATATGGACGTATGGTTCAAGGTTCCAGCATCTTTAAGTGTAGAACCAAAATCACCAGATATTGAATATATTGATTTAGTGGGACTTTTAAAAAATACAGATTTACAATTAGAACTTATTCAAAACTCCGATTATTTCGGAGTTATTGATGCTGTAGATGGTGTAATTGCAATGGCTTGGGAGAAGTTTGATTTTGAATCTGAAAATGAAAGACTTACTTTTAAATTTGGTGAGTCTATTGAAAGTGTCACTAAAAAATTAAAACAAAGAAGTTACATTCTTTTAAATGAAGAAATAAAATTCAAGAATATATGAAAAGAGACGTTATAGTAGGTAAATTGATTGCCGAGGGTTTATCAGAAAAAACATTAGTTAAATTAAACGATAAACAACTTGTGAATTTAGCGGAAAGAATGTTAAGTGAACAAGTAAAAAAGGGTAGTGTTGTTATGTCAAAAGTAACTTCAAACCCAAATGACGTTAAAAAATTAACAGATCAAGGTCTTAATGTTGAATTGAGAGAAAAGAAAAATGATGATGTTAAAAAATGTGAAGATTGTGGTAAAACAATTAAAAATTGTAAATGTGATCATTCACATTTAGAAGAATCTCCTAGCTTTGGTAAAAAAATCACTAAGGGTCATAATAATATTCCTGAATTTATGGATTCGAAAAAGTTAAAGGAAAGTCAAATAAAAAAATGGATAAAAGGTTTGGTTGAAAATGAAAAATTTCATAGTTTCACTTCAAAAAATGAAATTATGGAACTCATTAAAGTTAAAATAACCGAAAACAAGGGGGAACCTTCAAAACCTGATACTGATACCCCTGTTAGAGAAAAACCAACAACAAAACCAGGTAAACCAAAAAGAGAAAATCCTTTTGAGCCGAAGCACACACCAAAACCTAAAGCATTGGGTGAAGAGGGTGATAAAAAAAATAAAATGCCTGAGTTTATGAAATTCAAAAATTTAGGTTTTAAATTTAAAGACCAAAACTAATTATGTTTTCCAAGAAAAAATTGTTATCTTTAATTCAAGAAACATTGAATGAGATGCCAATAGACTACGGTAATAATCCAGAGAGGATGAATCCTGATTTGGAAAGAAAATTAGCAGATAAGGAGACCCCTTATAAGGATAATCCATCCATACCACAGGACCAACCAGAGGGAATTCCTTCTAATTTTGAAGAATTAATCGCTTCAAAACGTTTTATTGATGTGGTTAATAAAGTTAAACATTACACAGGACAACAAGGTAATGTGACCGACGGTAACACATTTAGACAGTTACAAATGTCTATGATGGGGGCAATGAGAGAAGTGTTATCATTTGAATCTGAGAATAAGGAAATGTTAGAAAACTTAGCGATTGAATTGGTTAAGAAAGAATTAGCCGTTCCTGAGGGGGTAGTTCAATATGACGCTAAGTTGGTCGGCATTGGTGATATTAGTAATGAGGGGTTTGCAAATCAATCTGAGAACCCAACTGAAGAAGAAATTGAACAAGAGTTTGGTGTTAATCCGGAAGAAGCTGGTGATGACGTTGAGGAATTTATGAGTGCAGTTGAGATATTCAATGACGAAGTTGCAAAAAGAAAGGTGATGAATGCACTCATTCAGGGATCTTCAAAAAAGGGCCACTATATGTTTGAATTGGTATCTGAAAGATTAGTGGCGCTTAAACCAAACATTGTTACATTATACGGTATTTTAATGTCCGTTAACGATATGTTATATTGGATATTCCCTGATGAGATGATGTTAGGTGGTGATGGAAGAACTAAAGCCGGTAAAGAAGAGATTGACCCCGAAACGGAACCACCTACAGTTAGAGCACGTGGAGTATTTTTCCCAGTGTTAGTTCACGAATTAATTAAGGGTACAATGGAAATCATAGCAACACAGGGATTACCTGATGAAAAAAGACAGGCTGATATGGTAATGGGTGTTACGGATACTTTACCTATGGAAATATGGGATTTACGATTTGGACCGTATATATGGGAAAAATTATTATCCACATATCCTGATAGATTATATGAAGACGATTTAAAACATATTCAAAATTACTTGTTTTCAAGAATTTCAAAATTATCAACTAAGGATTTTGCTAAATTAATGAATATGGTTGTTAAAGGTGACCCAAGAGCAAAACAGGTTATAGAAAGAATGGTACGTGAGATTGAGGAAAGTTTAAGAAATGAAGATTGGGAAGAGGACGAATATAATCGAGAAATGGATAATTATGACGATGAAGATGGCGGTGACGATTTGGACGATTTTTTAGGTTCACTTGGTATCACAACATCGAAAGATTAATTTAAAAGGGAGTTTAACTCCCTTTTTTTGTATTTATATATATGAATACGAGAGCAGAACAATTAATGGAGTACGCTAAAATCATAAAGGACGCTCCATATGCATTAAGAACATATCTAACAACATATGATAATACACAAAAAAAATATGTACCGTTAGAGTTATTTCCAGACCAAGTTCAATTAATAAAAGATTATGAGGTCTATAACGAAAATATCACAAGAAAATATAGACAAGCGGGCGTGACAACAGTAACCGCCGCTTGGATTTCAAAAAAATTACAAACAGCAAAACCTGATGAACCTGAAAGAGTTTTATTAATTGCAAATAAAAAAGATACCGCAGTGGAAATGGCGAACAAAGTTCGTCACTTTTTAGAACAATGGCCCGAATGGTTAAATGTCGGATTTTCACCAGATAAAAACTCAGAAAGTAGATTTAGATTAAACAATGGTTGTGAAGTTAAGGCGGTGGCAACATCCGCAGATGCTTTGCGAGGTTATACACCGACCATACTTGTATTTGACGAGGCAGCCTATATTGAGGCGGGCGAAGATTTTTGGGCAGCTTCAATGGCGTCCTTATCTACGGGTGGTAAGATTATATTAGTATCTACCCCAAATGGTTATGACCCCATATATTACGGTGTTTATGACCAAGCAATTCGTGGGTTAAACGACTTTCATATTACTGATTTAAGATGGTTTAAAGACCCTCGATATACCAAAGATTTACGTTGGGTAAAATGTCAAGATATTTGTCACTATATGTTAAATAGAGAACAATATAATGATGATGAGGTTGTAATAACTGATTTTGATATTGAAAAGTATCAGGAATTAGAAGAACAAGGTTATAAACCATATTCTTCTTGGTTTGAATCTATGTCTAAAAAGTTTAAATACGATAGACGTAAAATTGCTCAAGAGTTAGAATGTGACTTTTTAGGTTCGGGAGATGGTGTAATTCCCGGTGATGTACAAGAGAATATTGCCAAAAATATGATTCGTGTACCTAAAGAAAAGTATATGCAAGGTACATTTTGGCAATGGAAAGAACCAATTCAAGGACATAGATACATTATGGGAGTTGACGTAAGTAGGGGTGATAGTGAAGACTTTTCGTCTATATGTGTAATCGATTTTGATGAGCGTGAACAAGTTGCAGAATATATCGGTAAAATACCTCCAGATGATTTGGCATCCATTTGTTATAAGTGGGGGATTTTATATGAGGCGTTTATTGTGATTGATATTACCGGAGGTATGGGTGTGGCAACTTCAAGAAAATTACAAGAAATGAATTATAAAAACTTATATATTGATGGAATTAACACCAAAAATATATGGGAGTATAATTCAAAAGCTATGGAAAAAATACCCGGACTTAATTTTAATAATAAACGAACTCAAATTGTGGCAGCGTTCGAAGAACAATTAAGAAAAGGATTTCAAGTTAGGTCAAATAGATTACTAAACGAGTTAAATACATTTGTTTACATAAATGGTAGGCCCGACCATATGAAGGGTGCTCACGATGATGCCATTATGAGTATGTCAATGGCCCTTTATGTGGCGGATATGTCGTTTAATCAATTACAAAAAAATGAAAACGCAAATAAGGCAATGTTGGAATCTTGGACTATGACAGAAAGAACATATGAACCGAATAAAACATTTTATTCATATGGTACGTCTTTTGACCAAATTGGTTCTATGGGTATGGACACTAACAACATTTATCATCAAAATAATTCAATGAATGTGTCGAAAGAAGTTTATCGTGACCATATGTGGTTATTTGGTAAACCGAGATAAACTTCCCATTGCTAATTATTTAGTTTATATTGTAAAGAAAAGTATTTATATACAATGGCAAATCAAAATTTAACAGTATTCCAAAAAATGACCAGAATGTTTGGTTATCCTAATCGTGTGAAACAGGATAACACACCTTCGTTTAATTTCAATAAGGATGAATTATTAAAAACAGATAGTAGAGAAGAGTATGAAAAGGCAATGTTACAAGCACAACAAAGTCAATACATTGCTGATAAGTGGACCAAGTTAGACCAATCACTATATAACCAATCGGTATATTATGAACCAAATAGATTGGCTGCATATTACGATTTTGAATCTATGGAGTTTACACCTGAGATTTCAGCTGCACTTGACATTTATGCTGAAGAGTCGACAACTATGTCCGAAAAAGGTCAAATATTGACTATATATTCAGAATCTGATAGAATTAAAAACATATTAGAAGATTTATTTAATAATCAATTAGATATAAATACGAACTTACAAATGTGGGCTCGTGGTATGTGTAAGTACGGTGATGATTTTGTGTATCTAAAAATTGACCCCGAAAAAGGAATTGTTGGAGTACAACAATTACCGAATATAGAAATAGAAAGATTAGAGGGCGCAACAAGTAAAACCGCAGGTGGAGTCATAAATAAAGATTCAAAAGTACCATCAAGGGAATTGAGATTTACTTGGAAGAACAAAGATATGGAATTCCAAGCTTGGGAAATTGCACATTTTAGATTATTAGGTGACGATAGAAAATTACCATATGGTACATCTATGTTAGATAAGATTAGAAGAATATGGAAACAACTTTTACTTGCTGAAGATGCTATGTTAATTTATAGAACGTCGAGAGCACCTGAAAGACGTGTATTTAAAGTATTTGTTGGTAATATGGACGATAAAGATATTGAACCATATGTACAACGTGTGGCTAACAAATTTAAGAGAGACCAAATTTCCGACCCACGTAATGGACAAGTGGATATGAGGTACAACCAAATGGCCGTTGACCAAGATTATTTTATTCCTGTTCGAGACCCATCACAAACCAACCCAATTGAAACGTTACCGGGGGCTCAAAATTTAGGTGAGATTGCGGATATTGAATATATTCAAAAAAAGTTATTAGCCGCTTTACGTATCCCAAAGGCATTCTTAGGATTTGAGGAGGTTGTTGGCGAGGGTAAGAGTTTAGCATTAATGGATATTCGTTTTGCACGTACAATTAACAGAATTCAAAAATCGTTAATACAGGAATTAAATAAAATTGCACTTATTCAACTATACCTTTTAGGTATGGAAGATGAATTAAATAACTTCACATTATCATTAACAAACCCATCCGCACAATCCGATTTATTACGTATTGAGCAGTGGAAAGAAAAAATTACATTATATAAAGACGCTACGTCTGACCAATCACAAGTTGGTATCTTACCTGTTTCACACACTTGGGCCAAGAAAAATATCTTAGGTATGAGTGATAGTGAAGTGTTACTTGATTTACAACAACAACGTTTAGAAAGAGCAATGGGATTCGAATTAACAAATTCTCAAATGGTTATCAAACGTTCTGGAGTATTTGATGAGGTGGATAAGAAGTATGGTATACCTGAGGAGGAAAGAGAAAAGGCAATGGATGCCGCATCAGGTGAGGGTGCCGAAGGAGGTGGTATGGATATGGGTGGAGGCCCACCACCATCGAGTGGTGGAGGTGAAGAACCACTAAGTGAAACAAAAAAATCAAAAATATTAGGTATGTTGGGTGAGGAAAACGAAGATTTCAATATCTTATTTGATATGGAAAGAGCACAAAAGAATATTTATGAAATAGAAACAAAAATAAAAGACATATTAAACGACTAAAAATGAACAAATTCGGGGAATTAAAATCCAAAATGTTGACAAAATTAACTGAGTCTTACACAAAAGAAAATAAGACAGAAGTTAAAGATATATTAAAAACAATTAAAGAAAATAAAGACTTTAAAGAAATGTATTTGTTCTATGAAGAAATTGAAAACAAGTATATTGAGGATAAAGAAACTGCAAAATTATACGTTGAGGGGGTGAGCACAATGTTATCACAATTAATGACTAAAGATGACTTAACAGTTTTTTGTGAATCATTAAATAATAAATTAGGTGATGTTG